CATCCGATTGGCACGCCGCCATCGGATATCGGCTGATGCATGCAGGGACTGGCAAGAACGCAACAGATATCCTGCTGGCCATCGATGCGATGGACCTTGTGCACGCAAAAGCGGCCATGCACTTCATCATCGCCACATCGGACGGCGATTTCACCCATCTCGCCGTCCGTTTGCGCGAACTCGGCGCGAAGGTCATCGGCGTCGGGGAGGCGAAAGCTCCACGCACGTTCAGGGCCAGTTGCACGACCTTTGTCGAGCTGAGCGCGCAGTCGACGGTGAAACTGGTGCCCAAGGAGCCGACCGGTGTCACAGAGCTTGATCGGAAAATCCGCGCAATGATTGCCCAGCACAGCAAGCAGGGTTCGGGCATGCGCATAACCGAGCTTGCGCCAAAAATGCATGTCGAGCATGGGATCAAGATCAGCACCCTGCCGGAGAAAACCTGGCGAAGCTATCTGGCAGCACGCCCCGCCCTGTTCGATCTTGACGCACGCGGTCCTGACGCGATGGTCAGGTTTCGACCAGAAGGCTTTGCCACGGCGGCCTGAAACGCAAGCCTCAATCCAGACAACCTCGATCGTCCAAGGGATCGAGGGCCGTGATATAGGGGGCGCCAAGGTTCCAGGACCCTTCATCAAGGTTCCAGTTGGCATCACTGCTGGCAGACAAGGCCGCAAAGGCTGCGGATACCGCCGCCTCCGCATTCGACGCCTGAACCGTGACGCATGTGCTTTCCGTCAAATCGCGGGTGAGCAGGACCGTGAAGCGGGGCATCAGGCAGCCTCGATTTTGTACACGGTGCCTCTGCCCGTGACCTTCTCTGAAGTAATCGGCAGGCCCAGCTTCTTCTTGAGCCCGCCCGAAATCAGGCCCCTTGCCGAATGTGCCAACCAGCCCGTCGCTTCGACGATCTCTGCGATGGACGCCCCCTCGGGTCGTTGAATGAGGGCGATGATCTCCGCCTGTTTGGTGCCGGCGCGGATGGCAACTGGCTTCGGTGTGGCAGGGCTGGGGGATGCTTCGGGCGTATCCTTTGGCTGAGTGACCAGTTCCAGCTTTGCCTTGCGCAGATTAGTCATTGTGCTCGCCACCACCGGCTCAATCCCGATGGCCAGCACCCCCACGTCAGTGACCACCAGCGTGGTGCCGTGGCCATCGCCAGTTTCGCGCCAGAGCGGCTCATTCCGGCGCAGGTTGGCATCGACCTCCTGCAGCCAGCCCCGCTCGATCATCTTCGTGACGGCCATCTTGGCCGCCGCACCGGCCAGCCCCTTGGGCAGCGGCAGGGCGATGTTCTCGGGGCGCTGGGCCCCGGCGCTGAGGATGATGGTCTGGGTTTCTGTCAGCTTGGTCATGGCGGGTTCCTCTTACTGGTCGTGGGTGGCAAGGAAGTTGGCGATGCGCGACAGAAGGTCGTTGCGACCGTTGGCATCTGCGCCAAGGATCACGTCGCCATCATCGTCGGTTTGCAGATCGGCGATCTCGCGCAACTGGGTGATGGCATCGTCACAGGCGGCGAGGCGTTCGGCCTCCCACGCGGCGGTGATGGCATCCTGTTCGATCTGGTGGCGCTGGGCAGGATCAAGCGGCATGCTCGCCTTCCTTGAAGGCGCTGTCAGTGATCTGGCGCAGCAGGCTGGCGTAATGGTTCAGGGTGCCGACATCGCCCCAGTTGATCTCGTCGGGGTGGGTGTTGAAATGGTCGGCGCTCAGGGCCTTCAGCCGATCCAGCATCGCGTCGATCTGGAACTTGGTGGCGATGAAGGCGTCGAGGGCTTTGGCATTGTCGGTGGCGCGGCGGGTGGTCATGGCTTGGTCTCCGGGGGTTTGTTGCATCGTTTTCGTATGGCATGCCTCAGATCAGCCGCAGGTCAGCCAGCACAGCGCTGGCGGCGGCCAGTTGCGCGGTCGGCACTTCGATCTTGAGATGCGAGAACAGATCCGAGGCTTCGGCCTTGATCCCGTCCTCGTGCAGCACGGCCTCAATGGCCTCTGCCACCGCATTGAGGCGGCTGCGGTCGAAATGTTCCGGCAGCGTGGCGGCCTCGATGCGAATGGTAGTGGTTGCCATGGTCATGATCTGGTCTCCGATCGGGGGGTGATTTCCTGATCAGAGAGTCGCTCCTGGCGGCAGTGTAATCAACCGAAATAGACCATCTTTCCTGTTTATTTCCAATACTTTGCGGATAATTCAAAGCATCATGGAAGGCATGTCCGAGCGCGAGTATTCCGCCCATTCGGGCCTCTCACGCGGGGCGATCCAGAAGGCGAGGCGCGCCAGTCGGCTGGTGGTTTACGGCGACGGCTCGATCAACGCCGCCGCCTCTGATGTGCGGCGCGGCGAGATGACCGACCCCGACCAGCAGCGGCGCAGCACGGGTGGTGATAGCGGCTTTTCCGGGCCAGCGGACAGCTCGTCCTATCTGAAGGCGCGCACGGCGCTGACGGTCTATCAGGCGCAGGAAAAGCAACTCGGGATCCAGAAGAAGAAGGGCGCCCTTGTGGACCGCGCCCGGGCCGAAGCGCTGGTGTTTCGCCTCGCGCGGCAGGAGCGCGATGCCTGGGTAACATGGCCCGCGCGGGTTGCGGCATTGATGGCGGCGGAAGTGGCCTTGGGGGTGGAGCGGCAGTTCGGCAAACCGGTAATCATCGAGGCCGCGATCCTGCAGAGGGTGCTGGAAACCCATGTCAGAGCGCAACTCGAAGCCCTCGCCGACCTCAGGGTTTCCCTCGGGTGACGGGGAAGATGGCCACGATCTGACCGAGGGCCTCGACCTCGGGTTTGACGGCGCCGAGGATATGCTGCGCGCCTGGGCAAAGGGCACGCGCCCCGATCCCGATCTCACGGTATCGGAATGGGCGGATCAACATCGTTGGCTGTCGTCGCGTGGTGCGGCCGAACCGGGGCGCTATCGCACCGCTCGCGCGCCCTATCTGCGCGAGATCATGGATGCGCTGTCGCCGCGCCACCCCGCACAGCGGATTTCGTTCATGAAGGCCGCGCAGGTCGGGGCGACCGAGGCGGGCAACAACTGGATTGGCTTCGTGATCCATCACGCGCCGGGGCCGATGCTCGCGGTATTGCCATCCCTGGAACTGGCGAAACGCACGTCGCGCGGGCGGCTGGACCCTTTGATCGCGGACAGCACGGCGCTGCGGGAACGCGTGAACCCTGCCCGATCGCGCGACGCGGGCAATTCGATGCTGTCGAAGGAATTCCCCGGCGGCATTCTGGTGCTGACCGGGGCCAACTCGGCCACCGGGCTGCGCTCGATGCCCGCGCGATATATCTTTCTGGACGAGGTCGACGCCTATCCAGCTTCTGCCGACGAGGAAGGCGACCCGGTCACTCTGGCGGAAGCGCGGACCACCACCTTCTCGCACCGGCGCAAGGTGTTCATGGTCTCGACCCCGACGATCCGGGGATTGTCGCGCATTGAACGGGAGTTTGAGGCATCGGACCAGCGCCGGTATTTCGTGCCCTGCCCGCATTGCAGCCACATGCAATGGCTGCAATTTGAACGCCTGCGCTGGGACAAGGGTCGGCCCGATACGGCGGCCTATCATTGCGAGGCTTGTGAGCGGCCCATCGCCGAGCATCACAAGACGCAGATGCTGGAACGCGGGGAATGGCGCGCGACGGCTGTGTCCGCCGATCCGCATTCGATCGGCTTCCACCTGTCGGCGCTCTATTCGCCGCTGGGCTGGAAAAGCTGGGCGCAGATCGCGCGGGAATGGCTGGCGGCGCAAGGCTCGGAGGAAATGCTACGCGCGGCGCGCAACACTTTGCTGGGCGAGACATGGGTCGAGTCGGGCGATGCGCCGGAATGGCAACGGCTGGCAGAGCGGCGCGAAAGCTACGCGGGCGTGCAAATCCCGATGGGCGGTCTGTTCCTGACGGCTGGCGTCGATGTGCAGAAGGATCGCATCGAGGTCGATGTCTGGGCCTGGGGTCGCGGCTTGGAAAGCTGGCTGGTCGAGCACATCGTGATCGCCGGTGGCCCGGACGACCCCGCCTGCTGGGACAAGCTGACGGCTTTGCTCGGTCGGACATGGGCCTGCGCCAATGGCGCAGTGATGCTGATCGGCAAGCTTGCCATCGACACCGGCTATGAAGCCCCGGCGGTTTACGCTTGGGCGCGCAAGCAAGGGTTCGACCAGGTCGCGCCGATCAAGGGCTTGGAAGGCTTCAACCGCGCCACGCCGGTGTCGGGCCCAACGTTCGTCGACGCCACCATCGGCGGCAAGCGGCTGCGGCGGGGCGCGCGGCTCTGGTCGGTGGCGACTGCCACCTTCAAGACCGAGACTTACCGCTTTTTGCGGCTGGAACGCCCCTCGGATGAAGACCGGGCGCTGGGGGTTCCGGATGCTCCTGGCACGGTGCACTTGCCCGACTGGATCGACACCGAATGGCTGAAGCAGCTGGTGGCCGAACAACTGGTCACCGTGCGCAACAAGCGCGGCTATGCCCACCAGGAATGGCAAAAGATGCGCGAGCGCAACGAAGCCCTCGACGCCCGCGTCTATGCCCGCGCGGCGGCGTGGATCATGGGCGCGGATCGCTGGGATGAGGCGACATGGCGGCGGCTGGAAGCGCAGGCCGGGGTCGAGACCAAGCCCCCGGCCCCGCAGCCAGCCACGGCAACTGAACCGGCAACACCCTCCCCGCCGAAAGCCGGAACACCGACCACCCCGCGGCGGAAACGCCGGGCTTACACACCGAACTTCATGAGGGACTGAGATGGATCTGGAACGGATGCGCGCCTTGCTGGCAGCACTTCAGGAGGCCCGTTACGCGGGCGTCCGCTCGGTCAGCTATGACGGCAAATCGATCACCTATGGCTCGGACGCGGAACTGGCGAACGCCATTGCTGATCTGGAAACCCGGATTGCCACCGCCACTTCGGACACCCCGCGTCGCCGCCGCTGGGGCACCGTGGCCTCGAAAGGGCTGTGACCGATGGGTTTTGACGCCTTCCGTCAGCGCATCGGCAGCATCATCGGCGGGTTCGATGCTGCGCAGGCCCATCGTCGCCTGCGCGGGTTCCGCGCCAGCCGCGCGCATGTGAACACGCTGATCGCGGCCTCGGGCGATACGATCACCGCCCGTGCCCGCTGGCTGGTCAGGAACAACGGCTATGCCTCGAACGCGGTGGAGTCTTTTGCCAGCAACGTGGTCGGCGCTGGGATCAAACCTTCGTCGACCATTGCCGACGCTGCCACCAAGGAAACGCTGCAGGCGCTGTGGTTGGCCTGGACCGATGATGCCGACGCCGAAGGCCTGACCGATTTCTACGGGCTGCAGCGCCGGGCCGCGCGCGAAGTGTTTCTGTCGGGCGAGGTGTTCATCCGCATCCGGCCGCGCCGGGCGGAGGACGGTCTGACCGTGCCATTGCAATTGCAGATGCTGCCCGCCGAGATGCTGCCGCTTGATCTGAACCGCAGCCTGCCCGGCGCCGGGCTGATCCGCCAGGGCATCGAGTTCGATGGCATCGGTCGCCGCGTTGCCTATCACTTCCTGCGCCGCCATCCGGGCGATCTGACCGATCCCGGCCTCGCGGGCGAAACGGTGCGCGTTCCGGCTGGCGATGTAATCCACATCCTCGACCCGGTGGAAGCTGGCCAGCTGCGCGGCGTGTCACGCTTTGCGGCCGCCGTTGTGAAACTGTTCACGCTGGACCTCTATGACGACGCCGAGCTGGAGCGGAAGAAGATCGCGGCGATGTTCGCGATGTTCATCACCTCGCCCGCCCCGGAAACGCCGCTGGAACCGACCGAGGAGGACCTCGAGGTCGAACCCGGACAGGTGGTGCGGCTCGACCCCGGCGAGGATGTCTCGACCCCGGCCACGCCGGACTCCGGCGGCACCTATGAGCCGTTCCAGTATCGGACCCTGCTGCAAATCGCGGCAGCACTTGGCATCCCCTATGGCTATCTCACCGGCGACACCGCCAAGGGCAACTTCTCCAACACGCGGATTTCCCTGATCGAATTCCGCCGCCGTATCTCGGCCTGGCAGCACGGCGTGCTGGTCTACCAGCTTTGCCGCGCGGTCTGGGTGCGTTGGATGGATACCGCCGTGTTGTCGGGCGCGCTCGACCTCCCCGGATATGACAGCCAGCGCCGCCAATATCAGGCCTGCGCCTGGCTCCCGACCAAATGGGACTGGATCGACCCGATGAAGGACGCTTCGGCCGAGATCCTGCAGATCGAAGCTGGCCTCAAATCCCGCACCCAGGCCATATCCGAGCGCGGCTATGACGCCGAACAGGTCGACCGCGAGATCGCGGCCGAACGGAAACGCGAGAAGGCGCTGGGCCTCGACTTCCGCCGCCCGGGGTCGCCTGCGCAGGGGCCGGGTGCGGCCAAGGGCAGTGACAATGGCGGCCCCGGTCAATCCGATGATGCCGACGGCGAAGAGGCGGACCACAGCGCCGACGCCAAGCCTGCCCGCAAGGATGAACCGTGATGCAATCAGACCGGCAGGAGTTGCACGCCAGGCAGTCGCGCCGCCTTGCGATCAAATGTCACCAGCGACGTGGCCCCGGCGCGGCGCGCAGCGGCGGCGATCATCAGATCGGCAAAGCCGAACCCGTCATCGCGGTAGCGAAACACCGCCGCGCCCACGTCATCCGCTGCCTCGACCTCGATTTCCACGGCGGCGAGCAAACCTTCCAGCGCCGCGGCCACCTCAACCCGGCTGTAGCGATAGGCGCGCTCCAGCACCCAGACCAGTTCGACCATCACTTCGCGGCTGATGAACCCGGGGGCTGCGGGCGTCAGGCCGCGCATGAAAGCGCTGGCCGCCGCCGCCTGCCCCGCTTCATCCTGCGCAAGGAACCGGACCAGCACATTGGTGTCGATGGCGATCATCTGGCGGGACGCATCCCGTCAGTTGCGCCGGCGGCGATGGCGTCATCCATCTCGTCAAGACTGATCGGCTGTTTGCCGGGCCGCGCCAGCACGCCTTCAAGTTCCGCCACCGGTCGGGCCTTCAACAGCCTGACCTCGCCGTTCATCACGACATAGCGCAGCTTGTCGCCGCTCTTGAGGCCAAGCGCCGCCCGCACATCGCGCGGCAGCGTGGTCTGGCCTTTGGTCGTCACCGTCGATTCCCGCATCGCGGCGATTCCTTACTTATTGGCGTTTCGCCTTACTATATCGGCGCGCCCCCCGAAAAATCAACCACAGACCGCCTGTCGTCACGGGACAGGGGTCAGGACCCTGAACATGCACCACGCCCAGATCGCCCAACGCGCCTTCAACACCCCGTTGATGGTGGAGCCTGCCAAGGCCCTCGCTTTCCTCTCGGGACTTGGTCCGCGCATCACCGGGCGCGAGGTCAGCTTTGCAGGGCTCGAGGTCGACGCGGCGGATCAGGCCGCCGCCACCCTGCCCGCCCGCGCCTCGCTTTTTGGCAATGACCTCGCCCAGCATCACCAGCAGGGCGGCACCCGGCCTTTCGCACTGGTGGAGGGCATTGCCGTGATCGAAATCGCGGGAACTCTGGTGCATCGCGGCGCCTGGATCGGGCAATCCTCTGGGGTGACCTCTTATGAGGGCATCGCGGCACAGATCGAGACGGCGCTCGCCGATCCCGGCGTTCGCGGCATTGCGCTCGACATCGACAGCTTCGGCGGCGAGGTCGCCGGGGCTTTCGATCTGGCGGATCGCATCCGGGCGGCGCGGGCGCAAAAGCCGGTGCAAGCTTTTGTCGCGGAACATGCGTTGTCGGCTGGTTATGTCCTGGCATCTCAGGCCGACCGCATCATCCTGCCGCGCACCGGAGCTGTCGGCAGCATCGGCGTGGTGGCGCTGCACACCGACATGAGCGGGGCCCTTGATCAAAAGGGGGTCGCGGTCACCCTGATCCATGCAGGATCGCACAAGGTCGATGCCAACCCGTATCAGCCCCTGCCCGATTTGGTGCGCGCCCGGATGCAGGCCGAGCTCGAGGATCTGCGCCTGCTCTTTGCCCAGACCGTCGCCGACGGGCGCGGCGACCGCATCGATGTGGCGCGCGCGCTCGGCACCGAGGCGGCGGTGTTTCGCGGCGAGGCCGCAATCCACGCCGGTCTCGCCGATGATCTCGCCGATCCCGTCACCGCGTTTCGCGCTTTCGCCGCCGCCCCGCGCGGCTTCAACCCCAGCAGCAGAAAGGGTCCAATGATGACCGACACGCCCACCCATGCCCCGAACACGGCGCCGATTGCCACCGCTGATGCCGCAATCACGCCCGAGCCGCCCATCGCTGATGCCGCACCCACGCCCGACACATCGGCAATGACTGCAGACGCCATTCGCGCCGAGGCGGCCGAGGTGGCGCAGGTCTGCGCGCAAGCGGCCCGGCTCGGCGTACAAATCGACGCCGCCGACGCCGTCGCGAAGGGTCTGAAGCCCGAGGCCCTGCGCGCCCGCGTGCTCGCCGATCTGGCCGCCCGTAGCGATGCCGCGGGCATCGTCGCCACCGCCCCGGCCGCCGCCGTTGCCAAAGACAGCCCGATCATCGCCGCGGCCAAGAAAGCCGCGAGCGACGCAAAGCGCTGAACCTGCGCCCCTTCCTCATCCCCTCACCCCGGAGACTGACAAGTGCCCGTCCTGACCCAACCGCCCAGCATGGGCGATGTCCTCAAATACGAGGTCAACCCGAACTACACCCGCGAGGTGATCACCCTCGCGCAAGGCATGCCCTATCCCGTCGGCTCGGTGCTGGGCAAAATCACCGCCAGCGGCAAATACAAGCTCGCGACCAGCGGCGGCGCCGACGGGGCCGAGACTGCCATCGCGGTGTTGCTTTACGCGGTCGACGCCACCTTGGCGGATGCCATCGGCATTGTCGTTGCCCGTGGCCCCGCGATCGTTTCGCGCGCGGGCCTTACCTATGACGCCACTGTCGATGACGCGGCCAAGATCACCGCCAAGATCGGCCAACTGGCCGCTGTCGGCATCATCGCCCGCGATGGCGTCTGACGCGCGGCGTCGGCATCCCTTCCCCCAAATTCCCCGGAGCACCCCATGACCCTGATCCGAAACCCCTTTGACGCTGGCGGCTATTCGCTGGCCGAGATGACGCAGGCCATCAACATCCTGCCCAACCTCTACACCCGCCTTGGCCAGATCGGCCTGTTCCGCTTTGAAGGTGTCAGCCAGCGCAGCATCGTCATCGAGCAGCGCGAAGGTATCCTCAGCCTGCTGCCCTCGGTGCCGCTCGGCGCCCCCGCCACCGTCGGCACCCGCGAGGGCCGCTCGATGCGCAGCTTTGCACTGCCGTGGATCCCGCATGATGACGTCATCCTGCCCGGCGATATTCAGGGGCAACCCGCGCTGGGCGCTTTTGATGCGGCCGATCCTCTGGTCGAGGTGATGAACCGCAAGCTGATGCTGATGCGGCGCAAGCATGCCCAGACGCGGGAATACATGGAGATGAACGCCCTGCGCGGTATCGTCAAGGATGGCGCGGGCACCACGCTTTACAACTATTTCGACGAATTCGGCCTGGCGCAGATCTCGGTCGACTTCCTGCTCGGCACGGCGGGCACCAATGTGCAGGGCAAGGTGCGCGAGGTCTTGCGCGCGATCGAGTCCAACCTTCTGGGCGAAACCATGATCCGCGCGCATGCGCTGGTCAGCGCCGAGTTCTTCGACAAGCTGATTTCTCACCCCAAGACCGAGGACGCCTACAAGTTCTTTTCCGCCACCGGCGGCCAACCCCTGCGCGAAGATATGCGGCGAGCTTTCCCCTTCGCGGGCATCCTCTTTGAGGAATACACCGGCAGCGCCACGCTGTCGGGCGGCACCGCCGAGCGTTTCCTGCCCGCCAACGAGGGCGTGGCGTTCCCGCTCGGCACCTTCGACACCTTCACCACCTATGGCGGCCCGGCAAACCTGCTGGAGGCGGCCAACACCATGGGCCTGCCGCTTTATGCGCGCCAGCATCTGGACGAAAAGGGCCGCTGGATTGACCTGATGACCGAGGCCTCGATCCTTCCCGTGAACAAGCGACCCCGCCTTGCGATCCGGCTTGTGACCTCGAACTGAGGAGGCGAAGCTTGACCGCGTTTTCCGCCGCCATGGAGCGGGTCTTTGCCGATCGCAACCTGGCGGTGGAAGCGCTTTGGTTCGCAGGCGGCGCCGGGCCGGGCCACCCCGTCCGCCTGATCCGCAAGACGCCGGACGCGATCACCCCCTTTGGCGCCGCGCGCATCCTGTCGGACACCACCACCGTCGACGTCCGCGTGGCCGAAATGCCCTCACCTGCCCCGGGCGACCGGATCGTGATCGGCGCCGAAGGCTTTACCATTCAGGGTGAGCCGCTACGCGACCGCGAGCGGCTGATCTGGACGCTGGATTTGCAGCCGGAATGAAGCTGACCATCGACATCGATCCGGACATTGCCGCGATGATGGCCGCCGAGGTCGCAGCCGGGGAAAAGGCCGTTACCGCCGCGATGCGCGAGGCCGGGGTTGGCCTGAAATCCGCCTGGCGCGGCCAAATCACCGGCGCGGGGCTAGGCACGCGCCTCGCCAACTCGATCCGTCTCGCCAGCTTCCCGAAGTCAGGCGACAGCCTGAACGCAGCGGCGCTGGTGTGGTCGAACGCGCCGGCAATCATCGGCGCGCATGACACCGGGCCGTTGATCCGGTCCAAGTATGGGTTTTGGCTGGCGATCCCGACTGAGGCCGCTGGCAAAAGCACGAAGGGCGGCAGGATCACGCCCGGCGAATGGGAGCGCCGCACCGGTCTGCGTCTGCAGTTTATCTACCGCCGCAGGGGTCCGAGCCTGCTGGTGGCGGAGGGGCGGTTGAACACCAAGGGGCGCGCCGTCGCGTCCAAGTCGAAAACCGGACGTGGGGCGACGACGGTGCCGATCTTCCTGCTGGTGCCGCAGGTCAAGCTGCCGAAGCGGCTGGATCTGGCGCGGGATGCAGAACGGGCGGTGGACGCGGTGTCGGGGCTGATCGTGGCGGGGGGGGGGGGGGGGG